GCCAACCCTTCCAGTCTTTTTCTGTGATAACACCTTTTAATAACAATTGTGTTTTAAGCAACTGCATGAATAAATCACCAAACCTTTTTCTTAACCTATCAATGAATTTCTTAAATTTAACTTCATCTCTAGATATTTCAGTACTTCTGCCTAGTGTAAACTGAGCCTCTTGTTCCAGTCTATTAACCGGTACATTTAATGATTTATATAATTTCTTTTGGAAATACATAATATCATCTATCTGTCCTAAATTCTCACCACCTGGCAAAGTGGTAATCTCGGTCCCTCTTCCACCTTCCCTACGCGGCAGGAAAAAGTCCTCGAGCATTGACATATGTTTTCTATCATCTTTTATGTCGCCGGTTTTAGCATCATAAACCAATTTATTTCTATATTGATTCATAATACCTCTTAAGTATTCTTCTGCTTTACCTTTTGGTAAGTTACCAACATCAATGTAGAATATTCTTCGTTCTGGAGCTCTGGATATACGATATATAACCACAGAGTCTTCCATCATTCTTAATTGATTAACAGGTTTTAAAGCCTTATGTAAATAGGATAATATCCTTTTACGCGATGGGTCCATTTGCCCTGATGTGCAAAATGCAATAGCATCAGGATATATTTTTATCCCTTGGTCCGCAACATTTAATCTTTCATCTTGGTAAACAAAATATTCATCTACCTTTTTAATTATTTTTGCACCAGTAGTTGGGTCAACATCATGTTCGACTTCCTTAACCTTCTTTAATTTGGCGGGGTCGATATAATTAAGTTGTTTAATACCTAACTTTGGTTTGTCTGAATCAATAATAATATGATATGGTAACCTTCCGTCAACATACCATTTTCTAAATATCTCATGCCCATTTGCATGAAAGTTTAAAAGTTTTAATATTATATCAAACTCATTTTGTATACTTTCTTTTATCTTGTCTGATATTTCTAAATCATCTAGTATAAGATTTACTGGTGCCTCATTAGTGTCACCAACAATCGCTTCATTAATAATATCTTCAATTGCAGCATCACATTCGGGCTGTGAAGATATATCTCTGTATTTCATTATTAAATCAATATCGGTCTTGGCTTTGTCGCCTTCCATATCGATAAATGCACCAAAATGTCCACCAGCTTGGATAACGCCTGCGCCATCTTCATCACCGGTTTTTGGTACAAACGAAGGTCTTAAAGGTTCCTTCCCTTTCCTATTGATTTCAAAACCAAAAAATTCTGCCATATTTCACCTCATATTATCGGAGGGGAACTAGGTTCCCCACCTTTAATACTATTTATATACCTACGAAGTAGTGTCTGATTCCCAGTATTGAACCTGGAATTCCATTGTGAACTCTTCTATAGTGTTTTCGGAATCATAACTGACTTCAATCTCAGACATATTTGTTGGGAAAATTCCTCTAAAGTTATATGTCTTAGTAACTTCTCCAGCTTTATTCAATTGTTCAACAATTGCGTCTGACTGATAATCACTTGGATTTGAAAGTCCTGTGTTTGCGTTATGACTATTAATGCCGTTCATCCATCTTTCCATAGAGTTACGAACTTCAAAACCGACATCATTTATAACAGTTATTGACCATGGGTCAAATGTTCTGTCACCTGCTATCTGTAATTGTCTACCTCGAAATAAAACCGGGATAGGTGCAATAACAGATGAAGGCATCTGTGCAGTTTTACACATAAATGATGTTAATTCAACATCACCTTGCGCGTAACTTGGGAAGTTCAAAGTCACTTTGAACATGTTGGCACGAGCGCCACCGCCTACTAGTTTTGATTTAAAATCATCTACTCCTAAAATTGCCATGTTTTATCTCCTATGAACCTGCTATTTCTGAGAATTCAACCCCAGATCTAGTTGCTATGAAATTTAATGTAATGAAGTTGATTGACTTAGAAGGCTTAATGAATAAATCTGCCACAAATCTATTTGCGTCAATTACTTGACTGTTATTATTTGTGTTATCGCAGACCACTAAAAAGTCTGTAAGTCCTCGTCTTCCTTTTACATCTCTCAGGAAGGGCTCTACTAAATTTCTAAATTGAGCTCTTGTAAATTCATCATTGAATTCAAATAGTTGTGCTTCTGCAGCAGTACTAATTGCTTTCTCTAATGTTATGAATAATCTCCTTACATTGATTCTATCAAATGCAGAAGGTCTCTTTAATAAAGTTTTGTCACCAAATAATATTGTACCTTGTCCAGGTAATGATACTATTGGATTTACACGAGCTTTATAAAGTGTATCTCTATCTGCTTTTGTAGGATTAAATGCAAGTTTTGTTACTCCTAATAATTGTCCTCTGTTTACACCTGCTGGTGAGAACCATGAGTCTGCCACATTGTCTGTGTTAGCACATAATCCTGCCATATGACCTGAAGCTCCTATAAATCTGTATACATCGTTATGTTTGTCGTATACATATAGTGCTGTTGAATCACAAGAAGCGTAAGAAGTAGATGTTAATCCGTCTGCAAATGTTTTCACATCTGCTGCTGGAGAAGCAGCTCCTACTGTATCTTCTAAAGGTGGTGATACAAATGCCATACAATCTTTACGCGTTTTCGCAATCTCTATTAATTTTTCTGCAATTGTTTCCGCGCCGTTGGCGTCAGGAGTTGCAAAAAGTAAATTAACATCTACTGTGTTTGAATCTGCTAATAGATCGTATGCAGATGATACCTCTCCAGTTGTTGGAGCGTTATCGTCTGTTCCACCACCGAGACTGCTCTCGATTGCCGCTGAGTTTGTAGTAAATGAAGTGTTAGCTGCTACAGTTTCACCAGCATCTGATAATGAAGTATCGTGTTTTAACCACCATATCCATTCAGATTTTGCATTAATTACATCTTTATAGAACAATGAAGTTCCTGATGAATCTTTTGCATCTACTGCTTGTGATAAGAAACCAAAAGTTTCTAATACTGTACCAGGTGTTCCTGAAATCGCGCCATCTTCATCTATAATTGCAATATGTAATTCATCATTAGCTGATGCTTTACCTAAACCTACTGCATAGTCAGATGTTGTTGGTGCGGAATCGAAATTAGCTGAATAAGTCCAGCCCGCAAAGGAAGTGATTCCTTGTGAGACCATTGAGACTTTTAAGCTATTTCCTAAAACTCCTGGATATTTAGCTACCCAATTACCTACGCTCAACGAATTCGTGGAAAAGTTATTGGTGTAGTCATCTTCATTTTTAATGAGTTGTCCTGTACTTCCATCTGCGGTAGCATTTTTGTTACCGGTTGAAGCACGAACTACTTTCAGTGCGTTTCCATACTTTAAGAATGACGCAGCTACTAGAAAGTATTTTGCTGTATTGTCGTCTGGTGAGCCAAATTTTGAAACAAGTTCGTTTTCAGAACCTATTGTACAAATTTCGCTTACTGGACCCCAATTAAATGCGCCTGCAAATCCACCAATGCTGGTTGATACTGCTGGGACTACATTTGAGGCGTCGATTTCGTTAATATTGACGCCGGGTGATACTTGAAATGCCATCGCTTTATCCTCTGTTGTTATTGAGTTAGTTAATATGTATCATAATAAGAATAGTCAATGGTATTATTTATAATATAATAAATCCTATAAGGTCCATCGTTCTTGTATGATTACTTCTTCTGTATTTAATTCTGGATTGTTTTGATTCCATAGTGTTTTATCTTTAAATATGTTCACAAATTGTGTGGTTATACCACCTACATACTTTTCTATGCCTCTAAAGCCTGGGTTTGAATTAACTTCTAAACAATATGGCTTTTCTTTTTCTCTGTCATCGGCAGGTAATAAATCAATACCCGATAATCTGGTACCAAATGCCTTAGCTATTCGGAGTGCTTCTGATTTTTCAATGGCTGTAAGGTCTATTTTAGATGCCTCAGCACCCAATGAAACATTACTTCTTCCATCGCCTGTAATTACTTCTCTTTTCATCGCACCTAGTATCTGGCCTTCGCACACTATAACACGAATGTCGTAATCTATAGGCACAAACTCTTGTATAATTAG